AGCAAGAGTATTCATTCCTACTGCTACAGTTTTATTACCCACATCATCTGATGTTAAAGATGCTCTACCAATAGCTACATTATCAGTACCTGTTGTTAAAGCATCCCCTGTTTTGCCTCCAATAAGTACGTTTTGAGTACCTGTCGTAATTGATAAACCTGCGTCATATCCAACGGCTACATTGTACGCATCTGTAGCTGTCGTGAAATTTTGATATCTAAGTGCATCATGCCCTATTGCTACAGACCTAGCGCCTAACGTATCCGTACTTAACGCTTGTGAGCCAAAAGCAGTGTTGTGCGCACCTGTTGTAAGGGCTGTGCCTGAAAGCTCTCCCATTAAAACATTACCTACAGAAGTGGTGATTGCACTACCTGAAAGGTATCCAACACAAGTTAAACTGCCTGTAGTAAGTGCATCACCTGCAAGTCCACCAATTAATGTGTTTTGTACCCCTGTTGTGACTGCTGCTCCTGCATTATTACCCACTGCCACGTTAAGCATATCTGTAGCAGTAGTAGGAGCTTGTGCAGTTAGTGCGTTGTGACCTATCGCAACGCTAGTTCCACCATTTACATCAGCATCTAAAGCATGACTTCCTATAGCAATGTTTTGATTTTTAACATTTACAAGCAATGCATCTTTACCGATTGCTATATTGTCATCTCCTGCATTTGCACTTAACGCTTGATGCCCAATAGCTACATTGTCATTACCATCGTCAGTACCATCACCTGCATTAGACCCTACAAAAGTGTTATTTGTGCCTGATGTAACTGATGCTCCTGCTGAGTTTCCTACTGCTGTATTGTGAGTATCAGATGCTGTTCCAGATGTATTTTGAGCAGCAAGAGTATTTGTGCCGATTGCTGTATTGTTACCTCCAGAAACATTAACTTTAAGAGCATTAAGTCCTACAGCGACATTGCTATTGCCACCAACATTTAAAGCATTTAAGGCATCTTTACCAATAGCTACATGATTACTTCCTGTATCCTCTGCTGAAAAAGCTCCCTGACCTATTGCTACATTACCACCACCAGTCGTTATCGCATCCCCTGCCTGATAACCTATTGCTGTATTATTATCTCCTGTAGTTAAAGCTGTACCTGCTTCATCACCCAAAAGCACATTGTAGTTTCCACCAGATTCTAATGAATCACCTGCATTTACTCCAAGGGCTAAGTTAGATGTACCTAATGTCGGATTAGCTCCCCCAAGATTTGCTTTAACAACCGCTGCACCGGATCCTGCTCCATCTAAATAAACAACCGCTACATCACCATTAGCGATTGTTACATTAGCACCAGAACCTTGACTAATAATTATGCTATATGGACCTGAACTTCCACTATCTGTAGTAGCATTTTCAATAAAATGTACTCTTGATATAGTGTTAGGCCCTATTGTAATTGTACAATTAGAGTCTAATGCTCCTGTATACTTAATATACATTGAACGAGCAGGATCAGAAGCTCCATCCGCAACTGTAGAAGTATGAGTGTCTGCATTTGTCGTTATGGCTTCTGTGCCAAAACTAAGACCTTCTGCAATCAATTCTAGGTTCGTGTTGGTGGTATCCCCCCACGTTCCTGATTGCTCTCCTGATCCAATCTCTTCTAATCGAAGATCATTTACATATGTTGATGCCATATTCTTATATCCTTATGCTGCTACGTCTGTCCAAGAAGGATCCTGACTAGGTGATATTGCACTAAAATTCGATGTTTGGCTAGGTATAATCTGTCCCCATACAACAGGAAAGTCTGTTATAGCGGTTACTAACCCAGTTGCACTTACTCCAGTTACTTCTACATTTGCCGTTCCTGATGTTTCTGCTGTAGCACTGTTAATTGAAGCGGTGGCACTTATACCTACATTTGTCTCAAATGTATTGCCTACAGCAGTAGTACCTGCAACCCCTGTAACAGAAATATTAGCTGCTCCGACTGTTGTTACTGAACCAACCGCAGATGTTCCTGCAACCCCAGTAACGCTTACATTAGCTGCTCCGACTATTGTTGAAGAACCTACGGCTCCTGTTGCACTCACTCCTACGTTTGTAGAAAATATGTTACCTAACGCAGAGGTTCCTGAAACTCCTGTAACAGAAACATCTATACTTGTAATACCTGTTACAGCACCAACACTACCTGTAGCTGTAACCGTATACGCAACATTTGTATTCCAAGTCCCTGTGTTCCACCCTTGAAGGGAACTATTCCAACCTTGAAACGCTGCTACGTTGTTNATAGACATTAGGCTATCCTGATGATCGCATTACTCGCATCAGCCGTAGGAAATACAACGGTAAAGTCTCCAGAGCTTGCTGCTTTGTCTGCACCAAAATCTAAAACCGCTAAAGAAGGATCTCCTGTTGCGGTATCGTTAAATATCAACGCTCCTCGAACAGAGGATATGGTAACAGTGCTAAACACCTCATCTGCAAAATCAACCAAAGCCGTTGTGCCACTCGCTACAGGAGTAACAGGAGCAAGGGCCTGACCTTTTGCTGAATAGTTCGTTCCACTAATTTCATTGCTTGATGTGTAAGCTGTCGTTGCTGCTGTAAAACTTGCACTATTATCATAAAGTGCAATATTAAAAGTATTACCTGTTGTTGCTGTCAGATTATGAACACCCTTCATTAATTCTACTTTAAAGGACGTACACAAAAAATTACCAGTAAAAGCCATTACATTCTCCTTATATATTCTGCAAGCTTCGGGTTTCCTGAGTCTTTAATTGCATTGTATACCGTAGTTCTATCACTTTTAATAGCCTGAACCATATAAATTGCAATTACTTTCTCCATTTCTTTTCGATAAGCATGAGCCTGATCTCGTATTGCAGGATGTGCATTGTCCGATATACCTATAATCTTATTAACGCAGCGCACCGCTGTTTCTTCTGGAGTAAAGCCTCTATTGTCCGTAGTTTGCACTCCTACGGATCCAACGGTTATTCCTATTGGTTCTGTTAACATTACGTTTTAGCCTTTCTAATCTGACCTGATGTATACTCATCAGATACTTCTTGCGCTTCGCCAAGATTTTTTAATCTTTGAAGCGCCTCCCCAAGTCTTGCATTGTACATCCCCATTACATCTTGTTCGCCCTTCATGTAGATATAACATTCTACTAAAGAGGCATACAACAAAGCTATTTCAGCGTTTTCACTTAACCAAGACACCGTCGTGTCGGCTCCAATAGATGACAAAGTACCTGTAGCCCCACTAGAGCTTCCTGTAATTGTTTCGCCTACAGTAAAAGTTCCACTAGGAATACCTACTGTAAGAATTGTTGAAGAATTAACTTCACTTACAGAACTAGATTGTCCACTTGTTCCTCCAGTAATAGTATCGCTAGTAGTAAAAGTTCCTGTTACAGAGGTTAACGTAAGTTGAAATAAACTAGAAGTAATGCTTGTTGGTCTATAAAAATAACTTAAAGAAGTTGTGTACCCACTGTCAGGAGTAGGAGCTAAAACAAAACTATTTATGTCAAATTGAGCGTAATATCTAGGAGTTCCTGTAGTAGAAACACTTGGATTAAAAGATTGAATAAACTCAAGTTCTTTAAACTGTAGGTACTCATAGCTACTGCTATTTGTTACGCTAAGAGAAAAAGGAGCTAAAAAATCAGAAGGGACCGTAAGGTATTGGTTTGATGAAGTCATACTTCCAGAAACATTTTTTTGAAATACGTTTAGCTGGACAGACTTAATTATTCTTTCTTCACCAAGTCTTATAAATATAGGCAAATTAGAAATAAAAGAAGTTTCATCATTCTGAGTGTAGTCTTGCAAAGTAGATTTTAAAGTTGAATATGTAAAACTCATGTTGTCACCGTCACACTTCCCACGCTTGATGTAGCTTCAAAAGATGTTAGTTCTGTCCCTAATATACCATTTCCAATATTAGTATATACTGTAAATTTTACATTGTCATCTGATTGATCGGGTCTTGCATTTTTTATACCTTCAGGATCTGGTCTTTTTCTCAAAGGAGTTAATTGAGGATGTTTTTCTTCCCACTCATCTTTTCCTACAAGAAAACCATTCCATTCTTTTCGCATATCACGCAAACGATAACGAAACCCAGATCTATCTGATATTCCATAAGCATATTTACCTGATGCAAATTTAGACAACTCTATAATCCCCTAATGCTGGACTAATTCTTACAGAGGCTCTATCTCTATCTTCTGATATAGCTCTTTCAAACTCTTCTTCATAAACAGCTTTTAACATTTGTATTCTGCTAGGCGCTCTTTTTATTGCTATATAATAAGCTAAACCAGCAGCTAAACATGGGTAAAAACGAAATGGTATTTCTAAAGTGTTCGTAAAATTGTCAGCATCATCCATTCTTGTTAAAGCATCAAAGTACAAAACATCTGTGCTATTTTCTGGAAGGGGCCATATTTTAAGATTAGGAGTTATTTGCCTATCTAAAAAGAATTGAGTTGGTCTACCTGTGGTAGCCTTATTTGGTATTGCTAAGTAAGTATCTCTGCTTATTCTTTCTAAAGAATAATAAATTTCACTTCTTAAAACAGACATAGATAAAATGTCTATAATGTTTGCTCCTAAAGAATATTCTCCATCACTAGCTGTTAACGCTTGTGTGGATTGAGTAATAGTCCATTGATTTAAACCTCTATTAGCCCATTCCGCTAACATAATGTTTAAAGACCTTTTTGCTGATTTAAGGTCATAACCTGTTTTAACCTCTAAGCCACAACGCTCAAAAGCTTCTTCAATGTATTCTACTACATCTAATTCAAAATTTACTGACCCAGAAACTGCCATTGTTTACCTTTCTACGACTGAGTAACCGCACCTTTTGTTCTTTTTCTTTTTTGTGGCATAATAGCACCACAGCCTCTTGCTACAGCCGTTCCTTTTACATTTTTTCCTTTAAATTTTCTTTTAGGCTTTGTTACTTCTCCACCATATCTTAAATTTTTTACCGTTGCTTTTTCCGTGTTTTTGACGACTGTTTTACCTTTTGAACCTTCTCTTTTTTTCTTTCGGGCTGTTTTTGCTCTTTCTTCTTTTGAAAGCGACTTGGCTTTAGCCATTGGAAGGCACCTGTCAGGGCGTTCTTTATTCTTTGAAGTACCGCACTCACCTTTAATTTCACCATCTGTTCCTATCCTAACCCATTTTTGATCTAACCATTTTTTTAATTCACCCATTATGCTTTTCTGCCTTTTCTTTTCCCACCTTTAGATTTTTTGGCATAATTTGGATCTTTGCAATATTTTGAAGCAGCAAGGTTTGCATAAGCTGATGGGTATGTATCAAAAGTTCTTTTCGCCCATGCTTTCCCTTCAGGACAAATTTTACTTCCTTTACTCTTACTGGAAGCTTTACCGCCTTTTTTATAGTAAGTTAAACCTTTAGGCATATCGTTAGGTGGTTTAGATACTTGTTGTGACATTTGACTTCTACCTATAGCCATTTAACATCTCCATCTTTTTCTTGCTTGCCGTAAACGGCTGTTAGGATCTTTAGCTGCCTTTGGGAACTTTTTCATTTGACCAGCAGAACGAGCGCAATAAGACTTTCTTCTTTTTGCATCCTTACTTCCAGCTTTTACCTTACCAGTAACGGCTGTTTTTAATTTAGATCCGGGATTTTTCTTTCTATAAGCTTTTACCCCAGCTTTAGTCATTCCCGCCCCAGATTTTGTGGGGCGAAAATTCTTTTTATTTCGTTTAGGCATTTCGCCCTTACGTTTTTTAGTCTCAGCCATATTTCTTACGCATATACAAAATAATAGTATATGTATCCGCAGAAGTGTGTCCTACTGTCGTAAACATAAGGTCGCCTGTTTTTCCACTTCCTGCATTGTTAGTTAGACCACCAAAAATACTGTAGTCGTGAGAACCACTTTGGTTTTCTCCTAATTCAATGCAAAAAGCGTCAGTAGAGGCATCCCAAAGTATTTGAACCTTCATGCCAATACACTGCCACCAGATACGCTCAATAACGACTCCAGAACACGCCACACCGTCTGCACTATTCGACAAAGCCGATACATCTACTTTTTTAACGGCACTCTCGCCAGAGCCGTCCGACACGTTTGTAAACTTTATAACAGCCTTGTTTTGACCATCAATTAAGGTTTGCGAGGTTACAGCATCAGCCATGAAATCCTCCTATTATGCTATTTGAACGTACTCAATGATGAATGTGAACGATCCTGCTGTTGTCGCATCGACTGTATTCGTGATGTTGCAATAGATAGTTCTTTCTGCGTCTGTATATTGAACAGAAGCTGGAGCAGTTGTTCCACTCTGCGTCTGCACAACAAGAGTTGTCAATGTTACGTTGTGTGCGACAACTGTTGTACCGCCATCTAAGATTTCATCTGTTGCAGCAGCAACAATTTGTGCGCCAGAAGAAGATGTTCCGACTTCATAACCAATATCACCTGTTCCAATAACAGGAGCAACGTCACAAAATATTTTAATGTCAGTGATGATTGTATTTGCAGGTTGAGTGAACTCACCAATTGCAGGACTGTCCCCTGCTGTGCTGTTAACAGTAACACCTGTGGCAAAACCAACGTGCTTTACATATTTATTTGTAACAATGCCTGTTGAGGCTGTGTTTGCTACAGTTGTAATTGCGCCTGTAGTGGCATTTTTAGAAACAACTTGAAAGCCGTTTTCTGAACGTACTGGTCCGTTAAAAGTTGAAGTACCCATATGTATCTCCTCGTCTGGGGTTAAGTCAGTTGCACCATGCAACTGTCGGGGAATAGTTTCTTATACTATAGTTTAAAACAAAAAGAAAGGGGCGAATAAATCGCCCCCTTCAATAAATCGAACAAATGTTTGATTTGTTTACGCTGCTCCGGGCGAACCGAATACACAACGAGGATCTGAAAAGCCAAAAGAATATCTTTCTCTAGCTTTAAATCTCATGTTTCCAGTATCAAAATCTGCTTCCATATTGGTTGCAAGAGGCGAACGCTCAAACAATTTAAACCCATTTGGAGAGTCTGTTTTAATAAAGAAAGCGTCTGTATCTGTTAAGAAGTGATTAACAGTATATCCATCTGGAACCATTCCCATGTTCCGATTTGCGTTGATATCATTATCAGCGGTTCCGGGACGTAGAGTTGATTCAAGAAGACGATCAGCAATAAACTGAAGCTGTGGTGGCACAATAAGCTTCATGCCTCGTAAGGCAATAATCATATTACGCTCATCAACAAATGTTGATATACTTATCAAAGCATCTTCAAGAGATGTTTCGTTAAGGTCAGCAGCAGTTGACGGCTCGTTAGAGAAAGTTCCACCACCGTTTAGTGGGTGAACAGCCGAACAAAGCTCAACGCCATCACCACCAGTAAAACTAGAGCTAAACGCATTGTTTAGTGTAGCTGCAGCTTTTACTTGCTTTGTGTGAGCCATTGAACGAGCAAGAGCCTTTGTATAACGAGCGCCTAAACGATCATAAAGGTTATCTTCAATTGCTTCTTCAGTTAGTGCGAAAGCGAGAGCAATTGTTTCATGCGTGTAACGAGCAGTATACGCTTCGTTAGCAGAATCAAATGATACCCCTGCACCTTCAGTTTTTGTTTGAGCATTGCCAAATCCTGATAACATTACTTCTTCTTCAAATGCACGATCTGAAGTTTCTGTATCATAAATTTCTGAATGCTCGGAGTCATAGTTGTCATACTCCATTCCAAACAGGGCGTTTAGACCCGGTTCCAACTCTTTTACAAGTTGCGCTCTTGATATAGCCATATTACTGCCCCTTTACGCTAACCCAGCGCCTTTAACGCCGAATATGTGATTTTGAATAACAACTCTTACGTTTGTATGAGCCGAACCTACATCTGAATTTTCAGGATCCTCTGAAATATCAATTGCTTTAAGTGAAAGAGTAGTTGCAGTTCCACCATCTGTTACTTGCAATTCAGCGCCAGAAATACCAGTAGTGGTAGATCCTGCAGTAGTATAAACGATATCAAAGTTTCCAAACAAATCCGCAATTGGGAAAGCTATAGCTGCTTGAATTTCAAAAACAACCATAGGATCATCAATGACAAAAGCAATTATATCTGAAGCATTGGTGCTTGCAGGATAAAAATTTGAAAACTTATGTTCCCCTGTAGTAGGATCTGTATATTGACAACCATTAAACACACCAACGATAGGTACTGTTCCACCATCAGCGTGTACTTCTACACCACCGCCTGTAACCATAGCAACCATGTCACCTTGGAAAATAGCTGTTCCGTAGTTTGCAGCGATTCTGTATCGGTTTTGTCCACCAGTATAAGGGGTTCCCCCTATTCTGCCTACAGGACGCATTCCGAATGCGGCATCTTTATTTGCCATTTCTTATTACTCCTTATTATTCTGAGAGCCAAAACTCACAGAAGATTTACGTTGTGGATTTAGTTTCGGCATATTGGGATTGTTTTCACGCATCCAATCACGATCAACTGCTTCCATTTGATTTTTAGCCATTTGGCTATAATGTTCATTCCGCTGTTCTACAATTTCATTAGGTATTCGAGCTAATAAAAGCCCTCCAACGCCAATACAACCAGCGTTTTTACCTTCGTCAATTACAGGAGCGTCAAAATCTGGGTATTCATCAGCACGAACTAATTCGTAGCCTTCTCTCCGTTTTTTGTGAATATTGTTACGGTCATCAAAGTCCATAACGCTTTCACGAATCCAACGATGCTTATATCCAATTGGAGCCTCTGGAGACTCTAATGTTGATGGAGCTTTCCATTGGGCTTTTCTTTCAGTTTTTTCACGAGATACTGCCTCTCGGTTAGTTCTATCAGCCATATTTAACTCCGTTTATTTTCTAGTTTCGCTACTTCTTTAGCGTAAGTTTCCAAAGGTATTCGCATTTTGTTAGCAAATGCCACTTGCCCCGGCGATAATTGCACCGATTTCTTCCGTCCAGACTTCACAGACCGCCCATTAGGCGCAGGAGTTACGGCTTGGACGTTTGCACGTTTCTCCTGAAACTTGTGAGGAAACTCAACTTTCATACGTTTGTTGATCTCCGAATAATATTCATCAGTAGAAGGATCAAACCCTTCTTCTAATACCAACTGTTCATGCACAGCTTGCGCTCCTCTTGTCATAACCTTATCAGGACCAAACCAAGAGTTTTTAGAAAGCCAATCTTTTAATTTTGGATCTTCTGGTTGAGCTTGCCTTTGAGGTTGCGGTTGAGGTTGCTGCACTTGTTGTTGTTGCTGCTGTTGAGCTTGTGTTCTAGCTGATTCACCTTTTTGAACACGCAGTCTTTCTTCTTCGACAGCAAGTTTAGACATAATTTGTTGAGCTTGGGCCATCTTTTCTGAGTCGCCAGCTTCATGCGCCTGCTTGTAAATTTCTTTAACTTGTGCAGATTGACTCTTAATGCGATTATCGTACTCTTTTATATAGCCTTGATCTAATTGACCTAGCTTTTGCTTTAACTGTTGATTTTCTTGTTCTTTTTGTTGTGCAAAGTTGTATGCAGCTTCAGCTTCTTCAATTGCTTGCTTTCTTTTTGCAGTTAATTGATTAATACGCTTTTTTACATTGTCGCTATATGATTCAAGCTCTTCGCCTGATTCTTCATCTCGAACATTTGTTCGGGTTGATCCAGAACTTTCTTCAGAAACTTCAACGCTTGTTCCTTCGGAAAGATCATCTTGATCTATCTCAACAGAAGTATCCTGTTCTTCTTCTACTAAATTTTGAGCTTCACTAGACATATTTATATCCCTTTGTTTACTTTATACATACGAAACGTCTGATGGGTCAAGTATTGTTGCAATAATATTGTCATCATTTATCAGACGAACCTCAAGTCCTTCCACTTTGAACCTATTTCCCGCATATCTTCCCATAAGAACCCAATTTTTCTCATCACAGTAGGCACCAGATGGGAATTTATCAGAGTCCTTATATGCGTCTGGTCCAAGCTTTACGACATAAGCAGCGACTGTGGCGAAACTTTCCTTGTCTCTTATGTCATCTGGAATAAATACGCCTCCCTTAGTTTGCTGTTTCATGTAATATGGAATAACAAGTATTCTCCAACCTGTAGGTTGCGGAAGTCTTTCGAGTGTTGAGTTTTTAAAAGTTGAAGGGTCTATAGAATTTTTTGATTCTTCTATTTTAGGAAATGCCTTTTCAACTGCTTTAGGTATAGGACTTGAAGCTCCTATAACTTTTTTCTCAGGAACGTAAAATTTCTTAGTCATCTAAATCTAAGCCTTTCATCGAGGAAACAATTAAATCTTCAACATAGGTCATTCCTCGTATTTGACCCACTGTGAACCGATACGTTTCTATCGTATCGCATGAACCACTCGCCAAAGCCTCCGCAAAGTCTTGTTTGCGCTGGCGAATGTCTTTTAAAAGATGTTCCGCTAAAACTATAGCGTCCATATATATACTCCTTTTACCATACTATAACAATATTTAGTATAGTAAAGCGTATATTACCATAATACAATATTAAACCTGACGCATTTTTTCCACTAAACGCTTTGATCTTTCACCGACCTGACTATACCAGCGTGAGTCAACCATCTCATCCGCTGCCTTGTCCCACTGTCGAGCATCAACATTTCTCTTCATGCCTTGAAATGCTTTCATTCTTCCCAAACCCATATTAAACAACATATTTGCTATAATTTCTTGTACAGTCTCAGGAAGATCGTCAAAGTCATTGTACAGCCTGTAACAATCTTTCTGTACGCTTTCTAAGTCTTTTTCAAAACATTCAATAACACGATCTTCAGATACAGGAGTTCCAACAGGTTGACCGTGTTCAGGATCGCTCTCAAGAATTAAGTGACCAATTCCGTGTGTGGGCAAATTTAAGTGATCCAGATAAATGACGTACTTACACCCTTCATCTATTTCCAGCTGTTGTCTTAATCTATCTATATTCATTTAATTTTCCCTTCTTCTATTCTTTTCTTTTCTCGTCTTTGACAAGTAAGACAAACTTGTCTCATCTGTCTCCATTTTTGTTCAATCGTATATATCCAATATACTTTTCTTGTTTCTCCACAAACGATACAGTCTTCTTCTTCTATTTGGTCAAGCCTTTCGTTTTCTCATACGAGCGCAATCCACCAATTCCTAAAAGTCCTCCCAAAGTCGTGAGGAGCGTACTCATGTCAAATTCAGGTAAATCGGGTAGTGATATTTTAAACACACTTAAAATAAAAATTAATAAAGGCTGCAAGACAAAGTGATATGCAAAGGCAATTCCGCAGACCCACCCAACAAATGGGCGCCAGCCACCTTTAAACAAAGAACCTGACGCTGCCTCCGCTTTGTTTATCTCTAACTGTGCAAGCAAAGCCTGTTGAGCGTGAGTATCAGCCATCGTGCTTAGTTCAAAAGCCAACTTAGCTTTCTGATCCTTGTCCTCTATAACTTTATCAAGAATGCCGGTTACAGGTCCTATAAGGCTAGTTATTAGACTCATTTGAAACCTCCTTTGGTGAGGCTGCAATCGTAAAGTTTACACTAAACGAGCGTCTTTCTCCAACAGTTTTAAACGGATACACACAATGATGCAGGTGTGCAGGAAAAACAATAAAGTGTCCTACTTTTGGTTTCATCAGAAAATTAGACCCTGTGTGATTGGCAGCGTGACCATAGACAAACTGTATATGACCGTGTGATGGGTGGTGGTTTTTATCGTCTTCTTCCCACTCCTCCTCAATGCCTTTAGGCAATTGTAAGTAACCAACACAAGAAAGCATTGAACCCAAATGCACATGGATAGGGTTGTACTCATGCTCGTACTGACGAACAAACCAACTGCTTGCTATATCCAATCTATAGTCTAAAAGATCGGGAGTTATATTTCTTGTACCCATAGATGTATAAAGTTCTGCATGACTTTGATACCGCATCAAGAACTGACCCATCTCATCTGTCCAAGCCTTGTTTAAATCATCGTTCCACTTTAACTCTTCTTTTACTTTACCAACAAGATTACCAGACCAATCCTCCATCTTATCGTCTATTGCCTTATTGCACTTTTCAATAAACTCATCGGACATTTTCTTGTAGCCTAATATTGGGCTAAAAGGTGTAAGTATTTCTTCATCTTTTTTAGGATTGTATATATTTGCCATCGTCGAGCGACTCCTCTAGGTTTTGTTTAAGTTCTTTTTGATCGTAATTCGTCTAAATTCTTTTCTTTTGTTCCTCCATCATATTTCCAAGCATACCCTCTGTATACCATCTCTGTGTTAATATTTGTATCACCACAATATATAGAACCAAGCATACGACCATACTTGCCATCTTTCTCTGTTTTAACACGCAATCCAGAAGTCATTCCATCTGTTAATCGCCTTGTCAAAAACTCTTTAGCTTCTAGCCCCATAGCTTTTTCTTCTAAATCTTTTGTACGACTTTCAGGAGTATCTATTCCTGCTAAACGAACTCTTTCTTTCTTAGTCAAGTCAAAGCCAAGATCAATTAAAATATCTATGGTATCACCATCAACTACTCTAACTATTTCTTTAATGGCGTACTCGTACATTTCTTATCCTTTTATTTATCTAAAAAAAGAAGATGTTCCAAAAGGGCTTGGATTTTGATTTGGTGACGATTGGATTGGTTTTGATACTTGATTTTGAGACATGGGATCTAAACCACCTTGAAACTGAACGCCTAATCCAAAGGGTTGTGGATTAAGACTTCCTGCAAAACCTCCAAAAGGCTGACCAAAAAGACTACCAAGACCTCCTCTTAATCCACCACCGCTTAAACTTAAATCAGGAAAAGTTTGATCTGTTAATTGTTGAACTTCCTGAACATAAGGTTCAATTTTATTTCTTTTTTCTTCTTCCATTTGATTGTTTATTTGCCCTATAAGAGGCATAAGATATTGTCGAATCGGTTGTCCACCCATTATTCCTTGACCTCCCATCTGAAGATTTTCAAAACTGTTAGGGTTGCCTAATGCTGCTTGGTAAGCTTCTTGTGATGCGTATTTTGTCATTTCGACATCTCCACTTCTTTCTTAGTCTTAGAGACAGAACCCGTTGTTCGACTAAATCCAAAATAAGCACCCACCAACCCACTTAAAGCTATGTATTGAGTCATTATAGCCCCATCAGCGTGTGCCATCCTCACAGGATCCCATATTGTAGCTACAGTAGTCATCGCCATAAGAAAAAGAGCTATGTAACACATAATGCGTCTGTTGCTCTGGTAAGCTCGTTTATCTGGTATCATTTCGTTCATTTTATTAACATCCAAGTTGGCGGTGGTGGCGCTATAGAATCTAAGTATGAAAGTATTAATACTGCAATTGTAAAAAAAATCAACTGACTAGGGCTTAAACTCAATTGCTGCCCAGATTAACAAACCCCCTCCACCTATTGTAATACTCATACCTAAAAGTATTGAAAAAATATTTAATATTTTGTTTTTACGAGCAACCGCAGCGTATTTAGATTCTCTGTCTTTTTGTGCCGATTGCGCTCTCATGCGTTTAAAGTTTGCAACTCCAGAACTTCCTCTGGTTTCCCAGATAATTTTTTCAAGTTCTTTCTCCAT